ATTTCCATGTTCAAATATACAAAAAAAGGAGGGACATAGCCCTCCCTTTAAATATCACTTTAATCAATTCTTAGAAAGATGGTGATTGTTGACCTATTAATGATAAATAAACAGATGAAAGTACATCTGGAACAGGATCATTTTCTAATCCACCCATGATGATATCATGACCTAATCTATCAGATTTCAATACTCCAGAACCATAAGCAGAAGCTTCAGCAATCTGAAGTCCTTCTCCGAATCCAAGAGCTACATAAGTTCCATCAGCTTTCTCAACCAATGCAACAACTTCATTCTGTCCTACTAAGTGAATCTCTGAACGTAATTCTTTAGTATCTGATGCTAAGATCATAGTCAAAGTTTGTTCATACCAAAGAGTTCCATTTCCTTTATTCACTCTGATTGGTGCAGTGTAGCTTGATAAGTTAGATTTTAACTTATACAAAAATACTTCACCTGTAACAGTTAAAGCAGTCACTTCATTATCTACAATTGTAGAGGCAGTTACATTCTCTAATGGAAATAACATAACAGATTTTATACCACCTTTACCGTTGGTACAAGTTCTGTCATTATATCCCTGTGTCATATTACAGCTCATTGCTTTTTCTTTTTTTTAATGTTATTAAATAGGGAGGAGTTACCCCCTCCCATTATTTTTCTTAGTTAGGAGAAGATGTTCCGTTCCAAACTCCGATTTGGCTCAAGAAAGGTACCTGTACACCAGCTCTGAATTTAGATCTTAAGTAGATTACATCATCATCTTGAGAATACCATAAGTCAAAGTTCTCAAAGTCAGAACTTAAGTCAGTTCCAAATACAAATTGAGAAGCTCTACCAGTATAGATGTTATCTAATCCATTCAATCCGTTAACTTTAACAATTCTCATGTTTGTTCCTGGAAGGATTAACTCATTCAAGTCACCAATGTTAGCTGGATTGTAGTGGAATAAGTTATCATCTACTAAATTCTTAGTTAAGAAGTTGAAGTTCTCACGACCTGTAAAACAGATAAAGTCATTAGCTTCAGCAACATTTGCTGGAGTGTTAATGAAACAATTGTAGAATACATCAAATGCATTAGATGCAGAGATTGATGCAACAGAATTGTCATTCAAGTTAACACAACCATTAGCAACTGTTAAGAATTGACGGAATCCATTCATTTTAGATAAGTTACCTGATCCAGTAGCTTTGTTACCTTTCCAGATTAATTTATCTAATTCAAATGAATGCAATTGCAATAAGTAGCTGATGATTTGTGCTTCAAATGGAAGAGTTTTATCTTCAGCCATTGCACCTGGTCTAAGACCTAACTGAGTCCAGAAACCATCTAAGTCTTTTTGACAGAAAGATTTCATGTAACCTAATGTCTCAACTGCAATTGCTCTATCAGTGAACACAGTGTCACCATCAGGAGTCATTGTACAGTCACCATCTTGGTATACAATTGAATCATCCATTAATTTCAATTCTTGAGATCCTTTAATCCCTTGTTGAATTGATACATACTGCAATGTTCTAGCTTCAGTTACTGACTTTACAATTAAGTCTTCTCTTTGCTCATCAACATAAGCTGCTAACCCAGATACATCCCAGTTAAATTTTGTGCTTAAATATTTTTTTAACGACATTTTATTTTAGATTTTAGAATTTTTTAAGAATAGTTGTCTAGCTGTCAGGTTGCCAACCTTGCTGAATTTTTCAGCTTCTTTTGTCTCTACAGATGGTTTAGCTTTGAAAGCCTCGAATTCACTTTTCAGAGAGCTTAACTCATTGATAAGAGTGTTATTAGTTTCTACAATAGTCTTAGTCATTTCTGCCAATCCTTCGACAGCTTTGGAGAATGACTCAAGCTTTGCATTTACAATTGACTCAACTTGATCAGCACTCATGGATTCTGCTGTTGTTTCTTCAACAACAACTTCTCCAGCTCCTTCATTTTGTCTTTCATCAATAACCTCAGTAATGATACCTTCTGCATCAACAACAATAGATACACCAGCAAGTTCTCCACTCAATGAATGAGTTCCTTCAGGAGCTGGTATTCTTTCGCCATCTGCAACAACAAAAACTGGCATTCCAACCTCAAGAGCATCATACTCAATAGTTGTTACACCATCAGCTAAAACTGCTGAATCAAATTTGTCAACTGACTTAGAGAATTGTGCTTTCATTTCAGCAATCAATTCCTTAATGGTAGTTAGTTCTTTATTCATATTCTATTATAATTTATTGTTCGAAAATTCCTAATTCTTTTAATTTACTTTGTGTCCATTGTTTAGCTGCTGGTCCACCCCATAATAAATAAGATATAGTTCCACAAGCAGATTCATCACTTGGATCATAGTACTCCTCAGCTCTTGATAGATAAGAATACATTCTTTTAATCACAGCAACTGATACTGTTTGTCTATTAGCTAAAGTAGTTGCTCTTAATCTACCAACTCTTGTGGCACATTTGTTACCATACTTTTGATTAAGCTCAATACCTTTCTTAGCATTGTTAGTTACAGATTCAGGATAGTCATTATAAAATGTAATGTATTCCTGTACTTGCTTAAGCTCTTGATAGATTGCTTTGAATTCATGCTCCCATCCTTTTCCTGTCTCAAGCAATTGGAAGACACCCTCAATTGAGAATCCTGTAAACATACCAGCTTTAGCAGCATCATATACATCTTTATTAGTAAGCTTGTAAGATACTAACCATGATCCATCTTTCTCATCTTTGAATCTTTCAGGAGCTGTGAATCCTTTTTTCTCATCTATGATATAAGACATTATCATGTAGATACCATCTACTACTCTCTTACTATTGTGCTCAAGATTGACATTGTTAAAGTTCTCTCTTCTAGCATAATCAAAAACAATATCTTTAATTGATGCCGGGGAGAAATTTACATAATACTCTTCTCCAGTACTTGGATCTCTTCTGAATATTGGAGTATTAGCAGATATTGCTACACCTGTTATTACTTGCTCCTCATCATTGAATTGATAAGCAATCTTTTGTGAGAATGTCTCAAATGATTTCTCATGAGCTGGATTAGCTACAAGGCTATTGAATGATACAGTTGTTTCTGGATCATCAAGATCTATAACAATATCATAAAGTGGTAATTCTCTTAGCATATAATTATTATGTATATTTGTTCGAAATGAATTTTGTATATCCATACCATAGCAAGGTAGTAGATGACTTTGAGATAAATCAATCTATTGAACTAATTAGAAATCTATATCCTAATGCTAAGATATGGACCATAGGTAGAGAAGTTGAAGGAGTCAATAATATACCATGCAATCAACACAATAACATCAGAGGCTGTGATGTAACCAATAGAATATTAACTTTTGCCAAGAAGATTGGAGGAGATTTTATCTACATGAATAAAGACTTCTATATCACTGAATCATGGCAGCCTCATGTTGCAATTAATAATGGACCATTGATTGTTAATCCTGAACATGCTCCACATACTCAGATAGCTCAAAGTAATACTCTTGAATTCCTTAAGCATAACAACTTCACAGCTTACAATTTTGAGACTCATACACCTGTACTAATGAATAGTCAAAAGTTAATTGATTTATTTGACAATATCAACTGGCAGAATGATAACCATTTCATTAAATCAATCTACTGCAATGTTTACCAGGTACCTTCTAAAGATGGTGTCAATTCAAAAGTATCAGTACCATCTATAGAGAAGGCTCAAGAATTTATATCTATCAATGGATGCTTCTCAACAGGTGACCACTTCTGGAATAAAGCCACAGTAAAATGGATTAAAAGCTTGACTTCACCTCCTGGACAGCTACCTTTTGTTGAGTACTAGTAATGTCATATTCAAGCACACCAACCTTTATCATTCCTTGTTGATTTGTACCTGTAACATTATCACTATTTAAATCAGTTTGTTGAGTATTAGTATTAGCTGTGAATGATGAAGCTGTAGCTCCTAATGATGTATCACCTGGTGGTGGGGCTGTTGGTGGTGTTCCTCCTGAGTCAAATTTTGTTTTAGAAATTGCTGCTATTTGTGCTGCTCCTGTAATGGCTGAGAATGCTGAGAATGGTAAACCAAATGTAGTTGGTGATGCTGCTACTGACTTACTGATTGCACTAGCAGTTGAGATGATAACTTCAGATATCTTAAGAGCTTTCTCTCTGTTAAATGCTTTCTTTCTAATTTCATTCTGAGCTGTTTCGTTACCTTCTAACTTCTTAATTCTCTCTTGATCATTAGCATTAAGTAATCCATTCAATGCACCCATTGTTTCTTGGAATGCTCTAGCTATCTTAATGACTTCATCAATATTTTTTAAGATAGCATCTGTCTTGGTTTTATCTATCTTAGTTTGCTCCTCAGCTGTCTTCTTTTTAATGCCAGTTATCTTATCCTCAGTCTGTTGATTCAACAATATAAGAGCATTAGCATATTCTTCCTCAGTGATAAGATTTCTTGATAGAGCTAATACTAACTCACTTGCTTGTTTATCTCTTTCACTATTAACATCTGCTATCTGTTGCTCCTCTTTAGATAATACTATAGAATTATAATTATCTAACAATTCTAATTTAAGTTTGTCTTCATTATCAAGTCTCTGCATTTCATCAAGGAATGCCTTCTCTTCTGCATCAAATGCCGCTTGTTGTTGTTCTGCTGACCACTTATCAAAATCTATTTTTTTCTTTTTCTCATTCTCTAAGAAATCAGTATATATCTTATCAAGCTCTTCTCTAGACATGATGACAAGTTCTTTCTCTTTATCATGTCCTTTCTTTTGGTCTTCTTGTTGCTTAGTAATACTTTTATTCTTAATTACTTCTATAGAATTTTGGCCATCAAGAATAGCTTCTTTAGTGTCATTTATAGCAGTCTTAGTCTGAGCTATTAACTGGTCATTTATTCCAGAGATATTGGTAGCTTCTAATATTCTTCGATTAAGCTCAAGCTCTTTAAGTTGCTCTTTTTGAAATGCTATAGATCCTTGTATTTTTTTAATTACTAATGCATCTGTATTCTTACCTAATGACTCTAATAACTTTATCTCTCTATCTAATGCAGATTGTTCTTTGTTAAAGTTCTCCTCTCTTTGTTTCTTTTGCTTCTCTCTTTTCTCAAGCTCTTTATCAATTCTTTTCATATTGGCTTGATGTCTAGCAGCCGCATCTCTTTCTTGCTTAGTATCTACTACATTGAAGTATTCTAGTGCTTTAATTGCAGCATAAACAACTCCAATAAATGGGAAGAAAATACCAATCAAAACTTTGACTCCAGTTCCTAATTTATCAAAGTAGTCATAAGCTTTAAGGACATAACCAGATAGCTTGATCACTACCCTAGTTACTGTATCAAAATTAGCTATCAAAGTACCTATCAAAACAATTATAGCTCCAATACCTGTAGCAATTAATGCTGCTCTAAATGCCTTCGTTGCAAATGTTGCTGTATTAGTTGCAACAGTTAATCCACCTTCTGCTGTTGCTAGTCCAGCTGTTGCACCAATAGAGCCTGTTAATATAAATGCTTTAGCCTTCTCAAGTCCATTTCTTAACTGTAGACCTAAGATTGACTCCTTGTTTAAGTTGTTAGAAATAATACTCACAGAATTAACAAGGCCCTGAACAGCTTGAAGTTTAACCATTGTCTCTGCTAACTTCTCATTTTCAACTCCAGCTAATGCAGCAGCAGATTGTATACCTTGAAATGCAGCAGCTCCAGTCTCTATCCCTTGCAATGTAGTATCAAGTCCAACAAAGTCAGATGACAAGGCTGTAGTCTGAGCTTTTAAATCTCCAATCTGGTCCTTTAAATCTGCAGCGTTTCTTATTGCTTGTTGACCTACTGGACTTTTATCTCCAGCTTGCAATGCTAAAGTCTGATACTCCTTCATTGTCTTAGTCAACTCTCTCATAGTGAGTCCACCAGCTTCAACTCTAGCATTCAGTTCTTGTAGTTTCTGGTCAAAATTATCTATGCCAGTATTGTCAGAAGCTGTTGCTTGTGTTGCTTTTAAATCTTGATTCAATTCATTCACAGCTGCATCCATTGCTTGGATGTCATTGACACTATTGCCAGTGTTGACCTTAAGTGAGAATACTACTGATTTTTCTGCCATTATATATTGTTAAATTTTACTTCAAAGTTAATTGGTTCTCCTAATATTACTCTAATACTTTCATCAAAGATTATGTACCAAAAGATAGGAGTATCTAAATAAGCTGTTTCATAATCTACCCAATACTTAGTTACATCTTGTTGATTGATTGGTAAACCATAATAATCAGCACATTTTTTACGTGCATCTATTGCATCCTGTTCTACTATATATTTGTATCCTTCAATTTCCATTAGTACACATTGTAATAATCATTAATAGCTGTTTCTATTGCTGCTCTATTAGCACTTTGTTCTGAGTTCCAATATATGTATTCAGCATATTGACATGTTGTAGTATTACCTCCAGCTTGACCAAATGAATTTATATTAGTTCCTGTTGATGGTGCTTCCGTTCCTGTTGTTGCTAGTGCACTTCCATTTAGATATGCTGTTTTTAAATTGCTACCATTTTTTTCTGAAGTCATTATAAAAGCTCCAGTAGAAGTATTGTTAGCATGAGTAACTGTTGAATACATATCACTTCTAACTGCTCCTGTTGTAGCTATCCAAAACAATGGTTGTTGTCCATTTACTCCTCCAATACTTCCAGATACACCTAATTGTATTATGTTATTAGTATTAGCAGTTCTATTAACAACACCTATTGATAAGTACTTAGTATTAGGATCTATTCCTGTTGCTAATGTATATCGGTCAGTAGTCCAAGTTGTTGTTATTTTACCTGTAATAGCATCAGTTATTTTAAAACCATTAGCAATTATCTGAGCTTGATTTCCAGCTGTTCCTTGTGTTGAATTATTAGTATTACCAGATTGATCATACCAAGTTGCAACAAATGCATTAGCAGCAATAACTGTTGTTGTTTTAAAGTAAGGAATAACAGAACTGCCTCCACTAATTTGTGCTCCCCAAATATAGCAACCAAATCCTGTAGTCCCGGCATAAGTCTGAGTAGTTCCATTAGTCAACCTAACTTGAAACCCAGTAGGGGTTGATGTAAGAGCTGATGTTACAAATAACTCAAATTTATACCAACCACTTCCAACAGATGTAAGTGTTGGAGTATTACTAAATGTATTAGATACTACAGCTCCAGTTGTTATATTAACTCTTGCTACTTGAGAAGATCCTCCAATCCCACTTACAATATCAATTATATTTCTTTGGTCAGGTTTTAAATAGATAGATAGAAAATAACTAGATGAATTGTTGATAGTTCCAGATGCTTGTGTAATTGTATGTG